GGGTCGGCAGAGCCGCCAGAGACGGCGCTCCCCGGCGTCGTAGGGCGCGGCCGCATGACCTCGGTGGCGATGGCGTTCGCGTGGTCGACGTCCAGCCCGAGGATCTGATCCTCGGTTGCTTGCTTGCCGTCGATGCGGACGCAGCGCCACCACCAGGCATCTTCGGCGCGACCTTCGACGGTGTCTCGGAGGATCGGCCGTCTGACCTCGACCACGGATAGACCTTCCACGGCAATCTGGCGGTACTTGTGCGCGCGGGTGTCCATCACTCGTCCACGACGTTGGTGACTCCACCAAGCGCAAGCGTCTCGGTGAAGGTGATCGAGTAAATGGCCGCGTCGTTCGACGAATGCGTCTGGTCCGCGCCAGTGATGATGACGCTCATCGAAATGTTCGCTCCAGCGCTGTCGTTGAACACAAGCGCCGCAGGGGATGCAAGGTTTGGCGTTTCGATCAGATCCTCGATGCCGCCGGTGTTGCTCGACACGTACGCCTCGCATGATCCACCGCGCTTGACGCGACCGGGTCCGCTGAACATCTTCGCATCGCTGTGGGCGGTGATGTCGAACTCTGACGCCTGGCGCGTGATCGTCACGTTGCGCACCGGGATCGCTGTTCCGCCAATGGTGAGGCTTCCGCCCCAGCCCTTCATTGCACGTGCCATAGTTAGGTCTCCTCAAACTGAAACTCTGCCGTGACGGTCGCGATGCGCTCCGCATCGTCCTGACCGTCATCCGGCGTTGCCCTTGTCTGCGTAATGTTGCACGACGTCAACACGACGTCGATCGTGCCTTGTGTCCATTTGCCGTCGATGGCCGCAACGACGTCGAGCGCTAGCGACCAAGCATCGGCAACGCTGTCCGCGATGCAGTCCAGCCGCACCGTCGCGCTGCCGACGCCCGTCAGTGCGCCGTTCATCTCGATGTCGAAAGCCAGCTGGCTGATCTCGTAGATCACGGCAGGCGTCGAATCGCCGTGGCGCCGTAGCTCCGGGCTGACAGGCGTGGAGCCGGTGCCAGCGTCGACCTTCTTGTAGATGGCCTCTGGGAACGTAGTCACGCCTTGCCGCCCTTCAGCTCAAGCGCGAGGCCGCGCAGCAGCTCACGGGCAAGGTCGTTCGACAGGTTGCCGACGTTGGCGCGGGCGACGTTGTCGCTGACCAGCCATCCCTTGATCCTGGTACCGCCCTGCCTCCGGGCCTTGCTCACGGCTGCGGCTCGCTTCTTGCGCACCAGCGTCAGCTCTGCAGCTGCCGCGCCGTTGGACGCGGCCCACTCCTGCGCGGCTGCCTGCTTGTACGCCTGCCTCGCGGACCGGGCCTGCCGAGACTTGCCCTTGGGGGCCGACTTCATCGCCTGCGCCATGTGCGCCCGCATCGACGCGGCGGCGCCGTACAGCGACGGCTTCGAGCCGTATGCCTTCGACTTGGAGTAATGCCGGAACCCGCGCTCAAGGATGTGCCAGATCTTGGCCTTCCCGCCGCGCTTGTACTCGGTGCCGATCTCCATCCACGCATCGCCGCGCGTCTTGGACGTGCGGGTGAAGACGCGGATCTTGACCTCCTGCGCCTTCGCGATCTGCTTCGTGCTGCTGCCGCGGCGGCGCTTGGCACCGTTCCACGCGGCCTGCAGCTTTTGCGCCACCGGCTTGCCGACGCGGTTGAACGCACGGCGGTAGACGCGCTGCTTGGCCTGACCCTGCAGCGCCTGCAGCTTGCGGCGCAGCTCCTTGTCCCAGAGGCTTGCCTGGATCACGACACAACCTCCACGGCGTCGATCTCAAGCGTGCGGCGGCGCTGGTCGCGGTCCCAGCAGCCCTTGATGTTGAACGTGCGGGTATTGCCGTTGTCGCTCCACACCAACCGGCTGGCGCAGCTCACGTCCGGGTGCCACGACGCGAGGATCCGAAAGTTGGACCGCACCGAGACTCCGCCATCGTCCACGACCTCGGTGGTCTGTGCCTGCTCGATGTGGCACCACAGGACGGTCGATCCGCTCCAGCCGTGGGTGCGCTGTCCGGTCACGCTGTCCACCCCGTTGCTGGGGTTCTTCAGCGTCATCGGATTCCGCAGCATGCCGACCGGGATCGGAGCTGGCATCAGCCGATCCCCTTGCCGAGCATGCGGCAGATGTTGTCCCAGTAGGCCGACGCCGGTGCGACGGTGTCATCGCCGCGACGGCTGACCAGCTCGACGATGCGCTGAAGCAGCGCCATCTTTAGCAGCGTGTTCGACGTCGCCGTCACGGTGATCGTGACCGTGCACGGGTACGTCTGCGCGGACGGCATCGTGGCGTATTTCAGCCCGTCGACCTCGACAAGCGTCAGGCTGCTGGCGCCGATGGCCGCCGCCGACGCAGGCTGCCGCGAGAGCAGCAGCATGCCGTCCACCGGCTCTTCCTTGACGTACTGCGTCCGCGTGCCGGAATTGACGCACCAGCCGGTGCGCATCTCCAGCTCGACCTCCGCGGCCTCGATGGCGTACGAGATTGCGTTGTCATCCGCCGTCTGCGTGACGGGGATGCGGGCGTACTCGCGAGCCTGTGCGACCGTGATAGAGGCCATGTTGCTCCCTCACGTGCGGAGGGTGGCCCGAAGGCCACCCCCCGCTCGCTTGACGAGGATCCGTTAGGCGTTCGTCACCTGCAGCTGGACCATCGCCTTCGCGCGGGTCACCAGGCTGTTGGCGAACATCCACGCGCCGAACTTGATGCGGCCCGACGACGCGGCGGTGACCTCGTCGCGGTACATGCTCATGCCGCCCCATTCGCGGATCGCGAACGCGTCGCGGACGTTGCCCAGCACCGCCACGACGTTCTTGCCCGTGGTCGCCGTGGCGACGTGCGCGGGCAGGAATTCGGTCACGTACACGGGCAGGCCCATGAGCGTAAACGGCGCAGCGCCGACCAGCGCGGCGTCTGCGCTGGGGACGAACACCGGCACGCTGTTGGCGGTCAGGCCAGCGACGGCAGCGTAGAAGTCCTGCGGCATGATCCACGCAGCCGAACCCCAGTAGGCGGCGGGCAGCTTCGTGTAGCGCATTTCCGTCAGCTTCGCGACGGTCGCACCGGCCGTGATCGCCAGGGCGCGCGTGGTGCCCGTCGACGTCGCGGTCGTAGTCTGCACGTTGGTGTCCACCTTGAAGATGCCCGTCGGCTGCGACGAACCGCTGCCGCCGACGTATCCCCACTCAAGGTTCTTCGCGAGCTGGCGCTGCAGGTTGTCCATGATTTCGGCCTCGAGGTCGAAATTGGACTGCACCAGCGCCTGCCGCGAGACCTGCGTGAACGGGCCGCACGGGATCGGCGGGATCGGCGCCTCGCTGAAGCCGGGGTCGATCGACACGGCAGCGGTGCTGCTGGTGTCGATCTGCGTCCAGGCGCTGGTGTACGCGTTCGTCTCCAGCGTGTTCCATCGGACGGTCGGGTAGCCCGAGACGCCCGTCTTCAGGTCAGCCAGGTTGCGGACCACGGTGTTGGCATCGAGGTACTTCAGGATGCCGTCCTCGTAGACCTTCGGCACCAGCACTCCGCTGGACGAGCCGGTGTTGATTTCGCGCAGCTCGGGCGCAGCGCCGCCGCGCATCCAGCCGATGAACTGCTCGCGATACTGCTTGGTGGCGCGCTGCTCGGTCGAGCGCTCCTCGCTCTTCTCGAACGCGCGCTCCATCGCGCTGTTGGAAGCGAAGCGCTCACGGATCTGGGCGGCGCGGATCTCGCCTTCCAGCTTCTGCAGGTCGTTCGCCAGCGCGTGGCCGCGGGCCTCCTGCTCGGCGGTCATGCTGTCCAGGGCGACGAGCGCGTCGCGCTCACTGTGCAGCGCCTTACGCTGCTCGATCATTTCGGTGATCTTCATCAGACGGTCCTCAACCGCAGACGTAGGGCCGACGCGAGTCGGCACAGGGTGCGTGACTCGGCGCTCGTCTGCGGATAAGCACCGGCTTCGACGATGGAAACCTCGCGCAGGTCCACCTGCGTGAGCAACCGCTCGGATCCGCTCCAGCGGTCCGAGCGGACGTAGAACCCAAACGACATTTCGCGCATGACGCCAGCCTCGACGAGGGCACGGACGTCGCGCGCGATCGACGTGTCCGGAAGGTCGACGGCGAACGCGAGGCCGCGCTCGTCGCTTGTGAGCTTCAGGAGACCGCTCTTCGTGTTCGCGACCAGGCGGGCCGGGTCGTGCTGGACGAGGAGCTGCACGTTGTTCTGGAGCGACGCGTCGAACGCGCCGCGCTGCACGCGCTCGGTGAACGGCTTGCCGCCGTTGATGCCGGGGAACGCGAGCGGCAGGCTGGGCGCGTCGTAGACGGCGGCGTAGCCACCGATGCGGGAGCCGTCCTGCGTGAACGATGCCGAGCGGTGCTCAAGCATTCGGGACCCCCTGCGCGTTGTTGGGACCGAGGACCGCGGCGGCTGCGCCGGGCATGCTCACGGTCGGCGTGTCGAGGCCCGGCAGCGGCGGCAGGCCCATGCGACGGCGTGCGTCGTTCTGGCTCATCACGCCAGCAAGCACCAGCTTCGCGAACGCGGTGCCCTTGTCGACGAGGTTGCCGCGCAGCAGGACGTCGACGTCCATGCGCGCGTACTGGCCCGGCGGCAGCAGCTTGCGGGTGAGCTCCGATTCCCACGCGCGAAGCCACTGCGCCAGGCCGCCGTCGACGTAGGCGCGGGCGGTTTCGACCTGTGACGCAAGGGCGCCGCCGCCCTGCTGGTACAGCATCTCTGGCGGCACGCCGAACGCGCGAGCGACTTCCTGAATCGAGAAGCGCCGCGAGTCCAGCATGCTGGTCGCGGTCTCCTGCGAAAGCTTCTCCGCCTTCATCCCCTCGCGGAGGATCAGCGGGCGGGACGCGCCGTCGGCGGTGGCGTGGATGTTCTGCCACGCGTCGCGGATCGCGCGGACGGTCTCGTCGGACATCGCGCCGGGGTGGCTGATCGCGACTTTGCCGGTGCTGCCCGTGCGGACGAGGCCCGCGTGCGCGGCGTCCTCGTCGGCGGCCAGCGCCATCGCGGCGGTGCAGGCGTCGATCGGGCTGACGTACGAGGCCGGGTTGGTGGTGTCTGGGTAGGCGCCGACGTGCAGCACCTGATCGGCGCCCAGCTCGACGTTGCCGACCTTGTAGACCACCCCGGCCTCGGTCATCTTGCCGGTAATCGAGCCGTTCGGAACGGGCTGGAGCTCGGTGACGTCGCCGTTGTTGTCGCGGCGGATCAGCGCAAAGCCGTTTCCGGTGGTCAGCGCCTGCGCGGTGACGTGCCGCCGGAAGTCGTAGCCCGACTGCCAGCGGCTGGCCTCGCGCTCAAGCAGCCCGACCAGCGGCGAATCGACCGGGGTGCCGTCCGCAGTCTCGACGCGCACCGGCAGGCGGGCGATATCCGTCGCCAGCAGCTGCGTCGCGCGGACCACCGCGGGCAGCTGATACGGGTCCACCGAGGCGCTCATCTGCGCCGGGTTGGCGTAGACGACCACGGCGTTGCGGAAGGGAAACCAGCGCGAGAACCATCCCACGCCGGAAAGACACTGGAATGCCCCGACTCGTCAACCCCCCTACTGCGTCGATTCGCAGATGGTGCAGAGTGCGAGACTTTGCTAGCCGAGCGGGCACGAAGACGTCGCGAGTCCTGTGGCCTCGCGCACTTGGTGGTGCTCCATCAGCAGCGCGGCCATGTTGCCAGCGACCACGGCGTCGGTGTTAGACGTGCTCTGGCTCTTCACCGGGCGAGTATTGCCGACGTTGTCGCGGATCAGCTTGCAGCCTTGCAGCGCACAGCGCAGGACGGGGTCCGGCTCGTAGCGGAGCTGCTTCGACCGCAGCAGGTCACACCAGACCTTCCACGCTGGTGCCATCGTGCGAATGCTCTGGTCCACGCCGACAATCGGCCAGCCACGGTCCTGCCAGCGGCGGATATCTCGGGCCTGCGCGGGGTGCGGATCCACCCCGATCTTGCGGACGTCGTAGCGCGCCAGCAGCTGCTCGATCTCGGCCTCGACAATGGTCATGTCGTGGTATTCGCCGGGCATGCGGCGCAGGTGCCCCTGCTCGATCCACTGCCCGAGCGGCTGCCTGCACTTGCGGGCGTCCTGGTCGATGTTCACGCCAGCCCACCACGACACGTTCCGCGCCCGGACAAGGTCGCCGTCCTTGACCATCAGGCACAGGGTGGTCAGGTCGATCTGGGGGCCGAATCCGCCGCGGGACAGGTCGATGGCGATCACCGCAGGCTGGCCCTGCAGACGCACCCAATCGGTGGCCTCGGTCTGCCGGTCGAGGGTGCCAAGGTCGAGGTCGGTGGTCGTGATTTCGTGGTAGCGGCATGCGGTCTGCGTCTCGAACTCCGCGATCTGGGTGGGGTCGCCGGACTCCAGCTGCGTGCGCACGTTCATCTCGATGTCGGCCCGCTGGGTGGTCACCCCCAGCGACGGGTGCGCCTTCGGCCACGTGGCCGGGTCGGCGGCTTGGTCCTCCTGGTCGAGGCCGTACAGCAGCGCGAACCATCCGTGCGGCAGCGGCTCACCGGATTCCAGCGCCCGTTCGCAGGCCGACCAGTACGCCCATATCGGCGCGTTCCGCTGCTGCGGGTCGGGCGTCGTGATCGCCAGCAGCTGCGCCTTGGGACTCTTCGCCAGCCCGGTGATTAGGCGGCCTAGCCCGGCCTGCATGCGGGCGACCTCGTCGGCGATGATGAGGCGGTCCATCCGACCGTCCAGCGCCTTGTCTGTGCATGGCAAAGTCGTGAACTCTGCATCGCCGTGGCGCACCCGCCCGGCGATCGCGATGGTCGTGCCGCCCCGCGCCTGCCACTCGACGCCATCTGCATAGCCGTCGTTCAGGGTGGTGCACATCGCTCGCATGCGCTCAAAGACGATCTGGGACAGGCGCCCGTCCGGGGCGCTCGATGCGAAGCGCAGGCGCTTCGTGGGGTCGGCCATGCCAGCCATCAGGTGCCCAGCGGCCAGCTCGGTCTTGCCGTTTCCCTTCGCGACCACCAGCAGCACGGCCTTGAACAGCGGGTGGTCGGTGCGGACGCCGTCCACGATGCGCCGAGCGCCGTGCAGGATCATCCCCACCAGGCACTGCCACGGCAGCCAATCGAGCGGCTGCCCGGCCTCCTCCTCGACGCCCCGCCCGCACCGGCGGGCGAAGGCGCGGACGGCCTCGGCGGCGGCCTCGTCCCACCACACCGCGTGAGCCTCGGGCTGGCGCCGCATCGCAAGGTAGCGCTGGCATGCCGCGCGGACGCGCTTGTTGGCGACCACCGTCCCCTCGACCACCCCGTGGGCGTACGCGTCGGCCATGTCCGCGCACTCGGGCGGCTTGGGTCGGTGAAGCCGCGCGCTTTTGGACGA